AACAAAGCAGAAACTGCAAGAGAACTTTTAGGCAGATTACAATTATCTTATGAAAATTTACCGAAGTGGTTACAGCAAGGAGTTGGTTCTTGGAATAAAGGTTCTTTGGAAATTGAAAATGGTTCTAAAATTGTAGCAGCATCAACATCATCATCTGCTGTTAGGGGAAATTCATTCAATATTATTTTTCTGGACGAATTTGCGTTCATTCCAAACCATATTGCAGAACAATTCTTTTCTTCTGTGTATCCTACCATTTCTTCAGGACAAAGCACAAAAGTTATTATTATCTCAACTCCCAATGGGATGAATATGTTCTATAAACTCTGGCACGATGCAGAGAGGGGGAAGAATGGATATATTCCATTGGAAGTCCATTGGTCTGCCGTTCCAGGAAGAGATGCAGAGTGGAAACGGCAAACAATTGCCAATACAAGCGAAAGACAATTTACACAAGAATTTGAATGCGAATTCTTGGGGTCCGTTGATACCTTAATTACTCCATCAAAACTCAGAATGATGGTTTATGATGATCCATTAACTAAAAGTAAAGGATTAGATGTTTATGAAGAACCACAAGAAAACAATACTTATTTAATGACAGTTGATGTTTCTCGTGGAATGAGTAATGATTATTCTGCATTTATTGTATTTGATATTAGTCAATTTCCTTATAAAGTCGTTGCAAAATACAGAAGCAACGAAATGAAACCTATGTTATTTCCAAATATCATTCACGAAGTTGCAAAAGCATACAATAAAGCATTCGTCCTCACCGAAGTAAATGATATTGGTGAACAAGTATCAAGTATTCTGCATTTTGATTTAGAGTACGATAATATTTTGATGTGTTCAATGAGAGGTAGAGCAGGTCAACTTGTTGGACAAGGATTTTCTGGAAAGAAAACTCAACTTGGAATTAAAATGTCAAAAACCGTAAAAAAAGTTGGGTGTTCAAATTTAAAAACAATTATTGAAGATGATAAATTATTAATTAAAGATTATGATATCATCAGTGAACTAACAACTTTTATTCAAAAAAATCAATCATTTGAAGCAGAAGAAGGATGTAATGATGACCTTGCAATGTGTCTTGTAATCTTTGCTTGGTTAGTTGTTCAAGATTACTTTAAAGAAATGACGGACAATGATGTTCGAAAAAGAATTTATGAAGAGCAAAAAGACCAAATTGAGCAAGATATGGCACCATTTGGATTTATTTCGGATGGTGTGAATCAAGAAACAAGTTTTGTGGATCAAGATGGAGATAGGTGGTATTTGGATGAGTATGGAGATAGGTCATATATGTGGGAATATGGGTAAATGAATTTAAATGATCAGTTTGAATTGGAACATCTATTTCTTACTGAAAGGAAGTGTAGAGTTTGTGGGGAGATTAAAGACTTGATAGATGGATTTTATTTAACTCGTAAAGGTAGAGGGGACATACCATCAGCATATTCATATGAATGCAAAAATTGCACGGTAAAAAGAATTACACAAAATAGAAAAAAAATTACAAATACGCCAATGTGGGAATATCCTGATTGGTAAATGTTCACGGGTCGTTTCCCCATTGTAACGTGTGTAATTTATAAATACTTCTAGGCAAAATGAACTTCTTAACGAGGGGAAACAAATGGCGTTAAATTTAGTATCACCTGGCGTCAGAATTAGAGAAGTTGACTTAACTGTTGGTGGAATTACCGCTGGAACAAATCAGGTAGCTGGTATTGCAGGACCTTTTCAGAAAGGTCCAGTCAATACACCTATTTTAATTGAAACTGAAAATGATCTTCTTAATGTTTTTGGAAAACCTATTTCTTCGGATTCACAATATGAATATTGGTTAAGTGCATCATCTTTTCTTTCTTATGGTGGAATTTTAAGAGTTGTAAGATGTGATGGTGACAATTTAAAAACAGCAAATGCTGGTGCAGGATCAACAGCAGATTTGAAAATTGAGTCATTAGATGATTACAATAACAATCATACTACAGATACTAACTGGTATTGGGGTGCGAGAACACCAGGATCTTGGGCAAATAAATTAAAAGTTTGTATTGTTGATAGTCTTGCAGACCAAAGAATAGCAATTAGTACTAGTGGTCTTTATGTTGGGTATGGAGTAAGCACATCATACACTAGAACTATTGCTGGTGTGGGAACTATTTCATCAGAGACTGGTGTTTTAAAGGGAATTATCACACAAGTAAACAGCAGTTCAATAGATGTAAAAATTCTCAGCAAAAATGTTGGTGGCACTGACACTGAAATTTCCTACCAACAAGGTGGCACATACGAATTCAAATCTGCAGATTCTATAGGTATTAATAGTGGAGGTACTCTTGTCAGAGTTAAGTCATCAACTGTATCTGATATTTCTGTCGTAGTTGCAACTGCTTCATCTATTGTTCTTCCTGGTCCTAGTGTTACTGGTTCAACACCATTTGCAAGTGCTGGTTATTCAGTTGGACAAGTTGTAAGAACAGTCGCAGATAATGGAACTGTAGTTCCCCTTACTTCAATCGTTGGTTTTGGAACTACCAATGTCAACGGAACTCAACAAGATACTATAATTTTAGCAAGTGGTTCTCCAGTTTCCAGTGGAACAACAACAATTGGAGTATTTAGTACAACTACATCCATATCTGCACCTTTAGATTGGTATGACCAACAAACTCTTGGATTAACAAATTCAACTGTTTATTGGAAAAATGTCGCACCAAAACCTGGAACATCTCAGTACGCATCAGAAAGAAGTTCAAAAAATGATGAAATTAATATTGTTGTCGTAGATGATACTGGTACAATTACTGGTTCAGTTGGAAATATTGTAGAAAAATATTTAAAGGTTTCCAAAGCATCTGACGGAAAAATTTCTCCAAATCAAGCAATTTATTATAAAGACACTATCAGAGAACAATCACAATATGTTTTCGCTGGATTTGCAGAAACTGGAGTAAAAACTAAGTTTTCTACTTTATCTGGATATTCATCTGCATCTGATACTACTTGGGGACTAGAAACACAAGGAAACACATTCAACTGTGTTGGTGCAAAAACTTACGAATTATCTGGTGGAGCAGATTATTCTGGAAATTCTAATGTTGGTGGTTATTCAGTAAGTTTATCAAATGTAATTACTGCTTATAGAAAATTTACAAATCCAGCAGAGTACTCTCTTGATTATTTAATTAGTGGTCCTTCAGGTGGAGCAACAATTTATGATTCACAAGCAAAGGCAAATGAGTTAATTGCAATTGCAGATTTACGTAAAGATTGTATTGCAGTTATTTCTCCACATAGAAGTGGAGTTGTTAATGTTTCAAATTCAGAAACTCAAACTGATAATATAATTCAATTCTTTGATTCATTGACATCATCTTCTTATGCTGTATTTGATAGTGGTTACAAATACACTTATGATAGATTTAATAGCACATTTAGATATATTCCTTGTAATGCTGATATTGCTGGATTAATGGCAAGAACTTCCAATAACTCTTTCCCTTGGTACTCACCTGCAGGATCAAGTAGAGGTTCAATTAATAATGCAACTAAATTGGCATATAATCCATCAGAACAACAAAGAGATAGACTATACGCAAGAAGAATTAATCCAATTATATTTGCTCAAGGGTCTGGCATCATTCTCTTTGGTGATAAGACTGCTTTATCTTATGTTTCAGCATTTGATAGAATCAATGTTCGTCGTTTATTCTTAACAATTGAAAAATCCATTGAAAAGGCAGCAAGAGCACAACTCTTTGAATTTAATGATTTAATTACCAGAGCAAACTTTATTAATATCGTTGAACCATATCTTCGTGATGTAAAAGCAAAGAGAGGTATTACTGATTTTGTTGTCATTTGTGATGAAACTAACAATACTCCAGACATAATTGATTCAAATCAATTTATAGCTGACATTTATGTTAAACCAGCAAGAAGCATCAACTTCATTGGTCTGACTTTTGTTGCTACTCGTACTGGAGTTAGTTTTGAAGAAGTTATCGGTACTGTTTAATTAAAAAGAGGTAAAAATCAATGGCAAACCAAACAATTTCTCCATCAGTAAGAACTTTAAATGACTTCAAGAGTAGACTAACTGGAGGTGGAGCAAGACCTAATCTTTTTGAATGTGAAATTAATTTTCCAAGTGCCGCTATCCCCAGTGACACTGACGTAAATGCATTACAAGAAAAAACTAGATTTCTTGTAAAGGCAGCAAATTTACCTGCTTCCACATTAAGTGTAATTGACATTCCATTTAGAGGAAGAAACCTTAAGATTGCTGGAGATAGAACATTTGATCCTTGGTCAATTACAGTAATAAATGATACTGATTTTAAGATTAGAAATGCATTTGAAAGATGGATGAATTATATTAACAAACACGAAGATAATTCTGGACAATTAGATCCAGTCGTTTATCAACAAAATATGAAAGTTCATCAACTTGGAAGAGCAAAAGTTGGATCCAATATGACAAGTGATACTTCCATACCATATTTAAAGTCTTATGAATTTTATGGAACATTTCCAACTTCAATTAGTCCAATTGATTTATCATATGACTCAACAGATGTAATTGAAGAGTTCACTGTAGATTTACAAGTTCAGTGGTGGGATGCTTTAGATGCAACCGGTACTACTATTCTTGGATCTGGAAATCAAGAAGAATTTAACTCCACTTCAGTAAGCACTGGAATTTTCTGAACTATCTAAATAATAGATAAAGACTCAATTATTACTATGGCTAAACTATTTGGATTTAAAATAAAGGATACGGGAGATAATAATTCCAAAGGAATTGTTTCTCCCATTCCTCGTAATGAGGAAGATAAATCCGATTTTTATATTTCTAGTGGTTTTTACGGACAATATGTAGATATTGAAGGTGTTTATAAGACTGAAGCAGATTTGATTAGAAGATATCGTGAGATGTCTTTGCATCCAGAATGTGATAGTGCAATTGAAGATATTGTAAACGAAGCAATAGTTTCCGACCTTAATGATTCTCCTGTAGAAATAGAACTTTCAAATCTTCCAGCATCTGATAAATTA